TGTCAATAGTTCTGCCACTGCCTTTGGCACGGGTGGGACGGGATACGCAGGCACACTGACGAGTCCCAATAAGGTCATGGTCAATCCCATCACTTCCGTTTACTTGCGTTCCGAGACATTGAAGTTCCAAAGCAACTTTGAAGCAATTGTCCAGACCTATAACAACTCGGACATTATTGCCAAGGTGCCCATCACGACACTCCCGAATTCAATTGTGTATTACCGCAATGACATCAAGTATCTGATTAGCAATAAGTTCTTGCCATCGTTGAACTTGTATTGGTCGGATAACTTGTCGACGCTGTATACACTAGACCTTCAGGGAGTCAACTGGGGGGTCATGCTTCAGATTGACGAGGTCATGATGAAACCCAATAACGCTTACCAAGACATCATTGGACATCCCACACCTGTCATACCAAAGGAGTTGGTGGCAGAACGAGACCGACTCATGGAAGACCTCCTCGCAAAGAAGGAGAAGTTGGAAAGGGAGATTGAAGCGAAACGCGCGGCAAATCAAGCGGAAGTAAAACAAATCGAAAATAAAAATCTTGCTCCACAGTAAATGTCTCATCACTTCGGTCATAAACAATCCAAGGCATTTCTGCCCTTTGTCAATAATGTTGCCAAGACAATCACTTCTACTAAAGTCGCCCCCGAATACGAAGACCATGTCAACGATGTCCATTCCAAGGATGTCCACCATTCCCTCCGTGGCAAGACCCTCGTCGATACCCAACCCGTTAAATTACACGGTGCTCCCCGTGGTCATGAATCACTCATGTATAACTTTGGCAAGGGTTTTCCGAAACTTCCCAATAATCCCGAGACGATGCGTCATGCCGTCAAGAATCGCCGTTCACTTGCTCAAGTCAATGATTTAGACTTTGGGAACTATTATAAATTCACAAAATGAGCGAAAAAAAAATTTTTTTTATGTTGCTACATACAAAACAAACCAATGTCGCACTTTACGCAACAGAACCAAGAAGTCCACAACTACATGACTCAAGATGTCCCCAGTTCACTCAAGAGCAACTCGTCCGCTCAAGCAATCAAGACCCGCAACCGTATTTTTCAAATCTCGTCCACTAGTCAGAGTCAGAACTCTGGAGGTGTCGTGTTGTTCAACATTCCACCGTCGAACTATTCCATTACTCGTGGAACCATGGCATTGCGCTGCCGTGTCCAAGCAGTCGGTCTGACTGGCGCCACTGCTGGTGCCGCTGCCACTTCCATTGGTTTCCAAGGCGCTGGTGCCATCTCCGCCTCGTCGTTTGTCCCCACTTACGGCAACGGTTATTCCATGATTAATCGTCTGACGCTATACGGTGCTAACTCCGCCGTCATTGAACAGCAAAACTACTGTAATGACAACATGAACTTGATGTTGCTCCACAACTCCAACGGTTCTTACTTGAGCGCTGACGCCTTGCTCATGGCAGGTGTCGGTCAGGCATGGACTTACAACAGTACTACTGGTGCCGAAATCGATTTGGTATTGCCCTTGCCTTTGTCCGTGTTTAACTCGAGCACGCAGGATTTCGCGAATTTTTTGCTCTCGGCACCGCTAACTTTACAAATCGACCTTGCTTCGTTGTCCCGTGCCATCTATAAGGGTTCTGGTATCACTGCCCTGACGGATTACACCATCACCAACACCTACTTGGTATATCAGGCATGTGAATTGCCCTCTGCATATGTTGAAGCTGAGCGCATGGCAGTCAAGTCTTCTCCCTACATCATGAACTTGACCTCCACGCTGAATGTCCAAATCCCTGCCTCGATTGCTACTTCTTACTCTCTGGGTTTGAATGCTTCTTCCGTGCGTGCGGTCTTTGTCTTGCCATCTAACGGTGCTGGTTATTCTTCGGCGACGCAATTACAGTATGTCCGAGACACGACGGATTACAATGCCTCTTACGCCTTCTCGGGTGCTGGCACGAACGCCATTGTCTTCGTGGACGGCAACCAAATCAACTCTGCTATCTTTGACACCCCCGTCATGTGCTTTCAGGGATTGAAGAACGCCCTCCATCACTCGCTCCAAGGCAGCGTCATCTACTCGTCCCCACCGATGGCATCCTCGACGCTCGCCAATAGTCCTTACTTGACCAACTTCTACGCTTTGGGTTGGGATTTGACTTCGTTCGATGATGAAGCATCACTATTTGCGGGTACGCCTTGTACCACGCTGAACATCCAGTTGACTGGGTATGGCGCACAGAACCCGTCTTACTTGTACACGCTCATCGTGGTCTATGATGTATTGCTCGCCTTCGAGGCAGATGGCACAATTCAAATCCGGCGCTAATGACTCTACCTCGAATATGCCACGAGTGTTTTCTATTCGATTAATAGAAAAGATTTATTGGAAGGCGCGGTTGGCATCTCCAAACAATGCTTTGCTGTCCATGACACAGAATTCAAGTGTGAGCAACATATACGAGAATTGTGCGCTTGCCCAAGTGGCGGTCTTATCAATGGTGAAGGGTGCGTTGACGGCAGCGTTGTTGGCGTTGACGCTTTGTCCAAATTGACTAATCGAGATAGACAAATCGATGTTGCCATTCAGGTCGTTCATTTCAAACTCGCGATGCCCAGCAATACCACCTTGGACGGAAGCATTGTTGTTGCTAAAGTTCAATCCTGCCGAACCTCCTGCGGGGAAATGGAATTTGCTTGAATTGATATTGATGATTTGGGGATTGAAGTAATAAGTGGTCGTGTTGGTTGCTCCCGAATAAATCGTCGCATTGTCTACACGGACTCGGTATCGCCCCCCGTATAAATTGACTTGGCGGACAACGGTTGCTGGGTTGTTATAAGAGACTGCCGTAGAAAGGACTGGGGTCATAGTGAACCCGTTAGTCGTTTCGTTGGCATTGTTGTAGATGTCGTCCAAAGTAATAATGAACTGTGCTAGAACCATTTTACATGTATACAAGAAAAAAATATTATTCCGATTTCATATCCATCTTATCCATCTTCCGAAAAAAGGTAGGATGGTGTTTGGATACCACATTCACGGTTAAAAAGGGATGATCAGACTCATCCGCAAAGCAGGTATCGAATGCCGCCTCGGGTATATCAAAGTCTTCCATCAATGCTTCCTTTTCCTTCTTGACGACTGGAAACAGGTAAAAGATGTCGGTCTGTTTACGGATGGATGCGGGGATACCCTTGTAGACTTGCGAGACGACCATGGTAGACAAATTGTAATGACGCGCGTTCATAAACAGGGAAGTGATTTTGTTTTTCTTGAATGTTCTTGGCAAGTCTGCCATACAGTCATCGAGGACAAGCAAGTTATAGATAGGCGGCAGTTTACGCCCTAGCTTCTTCTCCTTGAACTTTTGTTTACCTTGTTCTTCTTTGATGTAGTCCAAAATCTTTTGGATGTTGCCTTCTGTCAACTCTTTGTAATACTTCCCTTCTTTATCAATTTCTTCGATGAGGGCGGACATCTTGCCATCCGCAGAAGGACTGATGTAGAAGATGTTGCCAAAATGACCCTTGTATAGTTTGGTCGAGGAGAGAAAGGAGAGAATCAGGGAGGATTTACCTGAACGCTTGGGTCCAATTATACACATCTGTGCTGCCTTGGTATTTTTAAGGACGGGTTCGGTGGACGAAATCTCGTCTTTGTCATGCGCCTTGAAGATTTTCGAGAGGTCTTTACTCATTATTTTATTTAACAATATTTAAAATATTGTTAAATATTAAATGCCTTACAAACTCTATAAAGTTGGAAATCATTACGAAGTAATCAATACAGAAACAGGAAAGGTTCTCGCTAAGCATACCTCTGTTGTAAGGGGTCTTAAACAGATCCAACTTCTTTATATGAAGGACGCTTACAAAGAAGAAAAAAAAGGATCTAAATTATAATCTTGTGTTATCGTAAGATGACAGAAGCGGAACAACGCGCATTGATGGAAAAGATACTTGCGAATTATTATAAGTGGTTAGATCAACAGGGACAGTAAATGGCGATTGAATTGATTGTGAATCTAGCGAATGGTATTGACGAGACAGACTTACCTGATATAGACGATGAGACCGAGATGTGGAAAGTTGTACTCCATTGGGGCGTATACAATCCTAGTCATCCCTATCGTCTCGGCGATGGCGCGCGCGTAGACGGTGAACAGATTGAGTTCAGGAACATTCGGATGGGGACACTAAAGTGGATTCTGTTTCGGGACTGGTCTTACCAATCTTCCGACGATAATACTCCCGAGCATAATGCTGATGATACTCTGCTGTGTAACTAACCCCTGTTCCTCGTTGGATGGGGTCTTTTTTTAGTTGACGGTTTGCGTAATAGTATTTGAGCGCGGTCGCTCGACGAGCGGCAGTCCGCTCTTCTTCCGTAGCGTATACAGGTTTGCGTCCCATTTTATAATGATACAATATTTTAAATAATTATTTCATTTTTTCATTTTTTTGGGGGAGCGATTTTATTTTTATGGAAAAAATGAAATTTTAATTTAAATATTGGATAGTATTAAAATGGCAGACGCAGAAATGGAAACCGACGAGAATGGATTGGAAGGACGCATGATTTTGAACGAGGAAGTGGACATGAAAGCACTCCGAATCATTCGAGATAATTTCTCGGAAATCTATGCTCAGATGAAAAGTTTCAAGGCGTTTGATTCAAAGACCCATGAGAAGAAAGAGGTAGACGAGAAGACCGCCTACTCTATCATCAATGAATTGTATCAAACAAAAAAGGATTCATGTGATGTCAAGTATCGATTCATTGCCCGCTTGAAATCGGGTCGACGATTCGCTAGAAACTCTCTTCAGGGTCTGACCAAACCCATTCGACACGCTATCGCTAAAGACCTATACTACGATGTTGATATGAAGAACGCTCATCCTACCTTTTGTTTAGCATTATGTCAATCCTTAAAATTTCACCACTCCAAGTTAGAAAAATATGTTATGAACCGAAATCAATTATTAGAGGAATGGGTTGGGGTTCGAGTTGGCGCACTCGAATTGAAAACCACGGACGAGGTCAAGACCTATTTCCTTAAAGTATTAAACGGGGGCGGGAGTGCTAACTCTGATAATGACGACCTCAATGAATTCTATATTACCCACCAACAATTCTTAGACTTATTCTTCAAACACAAAGACTTCAAACGATTCAGAGAGCGTGCTATCAAAAAATACAAGGACAAGGTTGACCGTGAATGGGATAACAAAAAAGGAACCTGCTTGAACTATTACTTATGTGAAATCGAAAATAACGCGTTAACCCACATGGAACACTATTTACAAGAAGTAGGTATTGATTACGGAACTCTATGCTTTGACGGTATCATGATTTATAAACGATGTGTGCCAGACTTAAAAGACCTTTTAAAGAAACTCGAAGAGCGTCTCTTGTCTAAGATGGGGTTCTCTATTGTCCTTACTTCTAAGGAAATGGAGGATGGGGTTGACTTGACTGGATTGACGGAGAAGGCGGATGTCGACATGTCTGATGAATCACT